TGCGAAGCGCGAAGGCGACACGCACCGCGAACTTGTGTCGGAATGGGGAGACGCTGACACGTCGTCCTACAAACAGAACGTCGAGCTTATGTCTCGCGCCGTCACCCAGCTTGGGCTGAAATCGGCGTTGGTCGAGCTAGGCGCGCTGGGGGCAGACGGTGCGGTGCGCAACGCCACTCTGGCGAAGGCGCTCTCGAAGGTCGGCAAGGAACTCTACGCTGAGGACACGATGGCGACCAACGCCAGCGGGGCGCTCAACAATCCATTCTCCGATGGCGCCAACTTCAACCTGACAAAGCAGGGCGAAGCCCTTCGCTCCGACCCGAGAAAGGCCAAGGCCCTCATCCTCGCTGCCGGCAAGAAGCCGAGCGATTACGGGCTGTAGCCGCCATCCATGAAAGGTTAGACCGATGGCTACCACTCGCCTCTCGGACGTGATCGTCCCGGAAATTTTTTACCAGTACATCGTGAAGAACACGATGGAGAAGTCCGCGATCTTCAACTCGGGCATTCTCGTCAACGACTCCAACATGGCGAACTTCCTTGCTGGTGGCGGTCGCACGGCGAATGTCCCGTTCTGGAAGGACCTGGACAACACCGCGTCCAACATCGCCAATGACGACCCGGCTTCCCTGATCGTTCCCGAGAAGCTCGGGGCTGGCAAGGACGTTGCGGCTCGTCAGGTGCGCACCGAGGCATGGTCTTCCATGCGTCTGTCGGGCCTGCTGGCCGGTGACGACCCGATGCGCCGCATTGCTGACCGCGTGTCCGACTACTGGACCCGCCAGTTCCAGCGCATTCTGGTCTCGACGCTCAAGGGCGTCTATGCCGACAACGTCGCCAACGACAGCGGCGACATGGTGCGCGACATTGGCACGGACGCCAGTGGGGCGATTGCTCCTGCCGAGCGCATTTCGGCAGAGGCCATTCTGGACGCCGCTCAGACGATGGGCGATGCTTCGGATGGTCTGGACACGATCATCATGCATTCGGTCGTGTACAACAACCTCGCCAAGCAGAACCTTATCGACTTCATCCCCGACAGCGACGGCAAGGTACGTTTCCCGACGTATCTCGGCTACCGCGTGGTCAAGGATGACGGCGTGGGGACCACGGTCGGATCGAATCGCACCAAGTACTTCACGTACCTGATCGGTCGCAACGCCATCTGCTGGAACGAGGCTCCGACCTCGCCGTCTCCGAACATCGAGGTCGATCGCAAGCCGGACCAGGGCATGGGCTTCGGCGGGGATATTCTCTACGCCCGCCGCCAGTTCGTCCTGCATCCGTACGGCATCGCCTGGCAGGATGACTCCGTTGCCGGCGAGTTCCCGACGAACGCCGAACTCGAAACGGCTTCGAACTGGGATCGCGTCTACCCGGAGCGCAAGCAAATCCCGCTTGCCTACCTCCTGACCAACGGCTGACGGGCAGAGGGCGGTTCCGGCCGCCCTCGCTCTTTCCCTGAAAGGATCATCATCATGACCATCTGGTACGATGAAAACAACACCCGCAGGGGTGTCCTGTCCGCCGACGACTATCAGGAAGCGGTCGGGAATGCCGTCGCCACGCTGCTGTTTCTGGCTTCTGATGGCCCAGCGACCGCCGCTCAGGTGGCGGCCGGCGTGACCGGCATGACCGAACGCCGGGCAGAGCTGCTTTTGGCCCGGCTCGTCACCGCAGGCGGCGCAACCGAAGACGACGGCACATTCACGGGCGTCCTTGTCGAAGACGCCGGATAATCCAACCTCCTGAACTGGAAAGGACTTCACCATGAGCAAGGGACTTCCCCGCTCGCTGTCTCGTTCGGAGGTAGCGGCTCTATCGAAACTGACCGATAATTCTGGCGGAACCGCCAGCGGCACAATCGCGGCGATCAGCGACACGGCGACCAAGAACGCCATTGCGTCCCTGAACGCCAAGATCAGCGCCATTCTGGACGCCCTGAAATGAGCGCCCCGCGTGAGAAGACACTCCATGAGTTGAACATGGAGCAATGGGCCTCCGACGCCGAAAACCGGGACGTGAATGAGCAGGCCGGCGCGGCGGCGAAAGCCGCTGTCGTGGATGTGCTTGCCGAGAAACGCCCTGACGGCAAGCGGACGCGCAAGAACCTTCGCCCGGTGGAAACCAATGGCAAAGCTGACATCTAGCCAGCAGGCCGCGCTCTACTACGCCCGCAAACGGCGACGTGAAGCGGCCCGCAAGGCGGCGGAAGAAGCTGCCGAGCAGGAAGAAGAAGGCGAGGGCGGTGAATGACTCCTACGGATGTCGTAGGGTTCACTTTAGCCTTTGAATCTGCTATAAAAATCGAGCCGATTTGGTGCTGATAACACCGCCTCGGCTCTAACCAGACCCGAACGTAGGAGGTTCGAGATGGCTACCCACCGTATATGCTCCGTTGATGGCTGCGGCAAGCCGCATAGCGCCAAGCGCTACTGCGGCAAACACTACCGTAAATGGCTGCGGTACGGCGATCCGCTTGGGGGCAAAGATGTTGCCCCATGGGGCAGCGGCAAGCGGTTCATCCAAGACGCGCTCCGGCAGGAAACGGACGACTGCATTCTGTGGCCATATACCCGCAATCAAGGTGGGTACGCTGTCATCAATTCGGGACCAAGGCGGACAACTGCCAGTCGTTACGTGTGTGAACTGGCTTATGGCGAACCACCAACGCCAGAACATGAAGCGGCGCATTCATGCGGCAACAGGGCTTGCGTGAATAAGAGCCATCTCCGCTGGGCAACGATAGCAGAGAACCACGGCGATAAGCGCCTGCATGGCACGTTGGTCATGGGGGAGGCATCCAACCTCGCCAAACTGACCGAGGCCGATGTTCGGCTCATCCGCCGGCTAAGGCCAACCATGAGAGCCAAAGACCTCGCAGAGCGGTTCCAGTGCTCGCCCGGAATGATTTGGCTCATCTGTACGAACAAGGCGTGGAGGCACATTTGACACCAACAGATGTGGTAAATTTAGCCCTCGACCTGCTCAAGGAAGCGCCGATCACGTCGATTGACGAGCCGCGCGCCATCGCCATGTGGTGCAAGCGCAACTTCGACGTGACGCGCGATGCCCTGCTTGAGGAAGCCGACTGGAATTTTGCGCTCAAGCGCGTGAAGTTGCCCGAGGATAGCGATAAGCCTGCTTTCGGCTGGACGAGGCAGTTCACGCTTCCGGCTGACTGTCTGCGCGTTCTGCCCTTGACTAATGACGGGCTGCCTGAGGGGCAACCTGTCATGTTTGAGGTGGAGGGGGGCAAAATCCTGACCAACGCATGCGGGCCTCTGCCTGTCCGCTATGTGTACAGGGCAGAGGAATACGACCGCTACCCGGCGACCTTCTGCACGGCACTGGGGGCCAAGCTGGCTACCCGCATGGCGCACTGGCTGACCGGCAAGTCCAACTACGTGCAGATCGCTTCCGGTCTCTATCAGGACGCTATGAACAAAGCATGGCTTTCCGATGCTATACAGGGGACCGTGCCCCGCGCTGTCGATAACCAGTGGGTGGACGCTCGATGAGCAGCGTCTATCCGCTCCAGTCCTCATTCACCAATGGTGAGCTATCTCCGCTGCTCGCCTCACGTGTCGATGTGGACATGTGGAAGTCGTCGCTGGCCTATTGCCGCAATTTCCAGATCCTTTCTCATGGTGGCATCCGCCGCCGATCCGGGACGCGCTTCGTTGCCGAATTGCGCGATAGCTCGGAATTGGCCCGCCTGTTTCCCTTCCGCTTCTCCGAGAGCCAAGCCTATGTGCTGGCCTTGAATGACGGGTATATCCGCTACATCGCCCAGCGCGGCGTTGTCGGTGCGCCTTATGAGATCGCGCACCCTTGGACCGCCGCCGATCTCGCCCGTCTCTCCTACACCCAGTTCAATGACGTGGCCTACTTCGCGCACCGGGCATACAAGCCGCAGAAGCTGGCGCGCATGGCCGATACGAACTGGAGCATTGCCGCTGCCGAGTTCGATGACGGGCCGTATCTGGAACTGAACGAGACAGCGACGACTCTGACGCCTGCCGACTATGGGTCGTTGACGCCGGTTATGACTGGCTTGACCACGCCATCCGGCACGGTGAACAGCAGCGGCGGTTGGGCGGACGCCTACAAGATTTTCGACAAGGACCCGGCCACCAGATATGCACAGGGGGTCGATAACGGCTGGATTTCCTATCAGTTGGCGTCGGGGTCCGCCATTGTCGATAGCTACTACCTGCAAGCCCATAACGATAACCCGGAGCGGATGCCGACAGCCTGGTATATCGAGGCGTCAAATGACGGCTCCACGTGGCTCACCCTTGATAACAGAGACGGTGAAAGCGGATGG